AGGAACCCCGCCGATAAGTGTTGCGGCGATTTCAGATTGTAGCGAGGTGCTACTCGTTTGCGCTCCGCCCCACGCAAGAACGCCTGCTTTGATTGATTGAGCTACTCGGTCAATCAATCCGTATGTTTTGTTTGGCATAGTTATTAGTTGATTTCAAAAACGCCGTATGAAGATTTTGGCATTCTCGCCACTTTGATTGCGATTGCCGAGGCCATTATTGTGTCGTCGTGAAAACCGCTTTTTGCTTCTCGTTTCCCGTCCTCGTTGGTGATAAAAGTAATTAGTTCACCTTTAAGTATAACAGAATTCACTTTGACAGTCCCGTCCTCTATGAGTTCCTGCATTTCATCCAGCATAAGGTCGCGTGTGTGCGAGTTGGTTTCCCAGCCGATTTTTGCCGTCCGTTTTTGTGTTCGTTCGTCAAAGTGCGCCCCCATAAATAGTCTTGTGTATTTGTTTTTGATCCGGTCGATTGTCGTGTGGCCGTGGTTATTTCGTTCGATTGCTATCAGTGCTTCGTTGTAAAGTCGTCCATTATCCGCCAAAACCTGAGCAAATTCGCCAGGTGCTATTGCCGATGATTCATATTCGGCCACTTGCTCGAGCGTAACGGCGTCATAAATCTCGCCCACGCTTGAATCCCCGCCTATGCCTTCCGCCACATCCGCACCTTCTACATAACGCCGGCCGTGTTTCGGGTCTACAAAAATACGCGTACCATTTCGTAAAATCCGAATGGGTTCTTTTGGTTGTATGCGTTTAATAACTTCTGGATCAAAAACGAGCAAGCCAGAAAAAAGAAAAGCATCGTCATCGAATGTCGGGTGTTCTTGATTCATGTATCGCTTCTGGCGCGCACTGGTTTGTCGATGCCAGAATATTTGCTCTGGTGTGAGTATTACTCCGTAAGTTTCAGCCACCCGCACGACCATCTCTTGTTCTTTTGATGTCGGGTAAAAGTCCGACGGAATTGTCAGACGGTTGCTCGGTTTCAAAAACCAAGGAAAAAACTGCGGGTCGAATTCGTTTTTGTGTGCCTTTGAATCCTGCCATAGATCATAAAACCAACCACCCACTCCATTGCCGGTCGTTTCAATTGTTATGTTCGATCCTGTTTCGATGTTCGGAACAGATTCTAAAGAGGCCGCCATGCGTTCCTCGGCATTCGGTATGTGATGTGCTTCCGAGACATGCAGGTTGTTGTTCGTGTTTCCACGGCTTTCCAATCCGACATAAATCATCGAGTTTATATTGTTAAAAACCAGCTCGTTGCGGTTGTCATAACTTGCCGTCGGTTTGTACCAAGTCCGGCCGTTCTGCAGTGCCACCCCTTCTGGCATGTTGTGATAAGCCGTCTGTACGATGTTAAAAATCTTATGCACATCCTTTTCTTTGTGTGCCAAAATACACGAGACGGTGTTCGGGGTGATTAATGTGTCATCTAAATAATAAAGCCCCCAGAAGGTTGTCACGCCTTCCTTGCGGGCTTTCAGGTTGATAATTCTAATGCCACGGTGTTTTTTGGCTTCGGCTAACGAGTAAAGTATCTCTTGCACTGGTCGATTCCTCATGTCCAGCGCCTTGAGCTTTCGATCCTCGGTCTTGATCTTGTAAAGATGCTCCAGTCGCCACCGCTTGTCCCAAAAGGTCGCGGCATCCCTTGGATGCACCTTTCTCAACATATAGCTTTTATTCCTCGACGATCGTTTCGTCGATCTCGATCCCTTCGGCGGCGGCTTCCAAGTCCTCGATCGTCACAACCCCGGCCTGTGCCACGTTGTGCTGTTCGGCAAATTCAGACTTGCGCTTCGCCCTCAGGTAAGCCCAGGCCGTCGATTCGTTTTGTTCGGTAGCCAGTTTTTTTGAAATGATCGCGCGCGAAATGATGACGTTGTTGTCCTTCCATGCGTCCATTAGTTGGAGAAACTCTGGGTGCTTGTGTTCAAAATCATTCAGGGTGTCGAAGGAAATCTCCGCGAATTCGCAGGCTTCCGTCTTATTGCAGCCAAACTTGTAGGCCTGCTCCAGCTTCTTGAGGGTTTCCTCGGTCATCTTGGTCGGGCGTCCCAGGCGGTCGTATGTCGCCTTGCCCTTCTTATCGCCGAAGTCGACCCCCTCTTTTTTTAAGGTTTCAATAAAAAAGGCCAGCAAATCCTTGCGTTCCTTTTTTGTCGTCTTGGGTACTCTTTTTGGTGCTGGCATAGTTTTTTTGGAGGGGCGAGGTCGGAGTTGAACCGCCTTGTGGCTCCGGGAAGGAGCCCGTCTTAACGATAAACGATCGCCCCGTCAGTTAGACCACCCCGTCTGGCAGGTTCAATTCCCTAATCCTTGAAAATGGAATCTCAGGAACCGTTAGCTTTTCCCGATAGGTCTGGTCTATGAAGTAAATATACCGTATTTGGTAGCCTTTGAGAACCTGTGCGCCCAGCTTTTCGATGATCGCCTTCATGCTCGCCGCGCCCCGCGCTTCCTTCACGATGTCGATCCCCATGACCCTTTTAATTCGATCGTAGACGGCGTGGCTTTTTAGTGTGGTGAAGGTGAGCTTGGTAAACGCTTCGTTCATTGCTGGAACATAAACGATGCTAGAGTTTGGCCTAATACCTGTTAAAACAAACCCTGACGCCCGGTAAATCGTCCCGCTCCCGCATTGCGTGGCGTCCGCGAAGCTCACCACCCACTTGATCCTCGGCAGATGTCGGCGGATCAGCTTCATTGTTATTGCCAGCGCCCGGCTTTCCGAGTTTCTTGGAAGCGCCTGAGAAAATGCCATGCGATTCAGCTCCAGGAATTGGTTCCAGCCCGTGTCCTTTACCAGCCCCACGATCTTGCGCTTGTCCAGGGAGCTGCCGTATTGCAGGACGCCTTCCAGCTCGCCTTTCCAAAAGACGCCGAAGTGCAGGCAGGAATTGACCGCTATTTTTCCGCTGTAGTGTTGCTTGCGCACGAATTCGTTCGCGATGCTCGCGTGGATCGTCTTGATCTCCATGTCCTTCGCGCTCTCGCCCTCGGAAAGTCCGGACGGCGCGATGTATTCCTTGGCGCGACCGTTGCGTTCCTTTCCCCTCGTGTTCGGCTCATTGTTTTTTTCTTTTGTCATATTTGCTATATTCCCTTCCCTGCTACGCCTCGCAAAACCTCAATTTTCGGCCATTTTTGCGGAGGGGAAGCGGAGGGGCGGGGGAGTGGTGGGGTTTTTCTACAGGCTTTCGAGATATTGATCACAGAGGAAAAAGAGGGCATTGCCGTTCGCATTCCTGTTGTCGTCCTCATAGCGTTTCAAGTCCTGGGTCTTCCTGATCAGGCGCAGGGTGTCGGTAATGTTCTTGCGCTCACGCACGTTTAGCTTGAAGGCAATCTGCAGGAAGTCCGGGGCTGGCTCGTCGTCGTCCAGCTTCAGCGAGTCGATCACTTCCTGGATTTCCACCTCGTCGAAGCCCGACGCCTCGATGTCCAGGCCTTCCTTCATAAATTCGTCCAGCAGGGCGTTCAGCTTTTCAGCCTCGAAGTTCCCCCTGATCTTGTTCAGCGCCAAGTTGACAATCATCTCGTCGCTTTCGCTTAGGTCGACATAAAATGTTGGCACCTCCTTGATCCCGAGTTGCTCGGCAGCTGTCACGCGCTGGTGGCCTCCCACGATCCGGTTCGTCCGCTTGTTCACGATGATCGGCAGGACGAAGCCGAAGCGCTTGATACTAACCTTCAGTTTTTCCATGGCCTTTTCGGTTATCTTGCGCGGGTTATATTCGGCCTCCAGCTTCCTAAGCTCCGAGACCTTGGTCATTTTGTTTTCCATAGTTTTGGCAAATCTTTATCAGGGCAAAGCCCCAGGTTTCGGCCTCGCTTTTTCCGGTCGGCGACTTGAAGCGCGCCTGCGCCTTTTCCAAGGCCTCGGTCACGCGGTTGTATTGCCTCCTGCTCAGGTTGAAAGTCATCTGGCCTTCCTCGGTTTCGTCGTCGTCCGGGATCTTGGCGAAGGCCACGTCGAAGTCGATGTCGATCGGCCTCATCAGATTTTCGACGTCTTCCTCGCCAAAACCGCTGAGCAGGATGTCCGCGGGAGCTTCCTCAGTGATCTTCTTGACCACCCGCTTGAGCTTCGGGGTGTCGAATTCCCCGCCGTTCTTGTTCAGTGAGAGGTTGAGTAGCTTTTCATACGCGATGTGCAGGTTTACCAGCGACACCTCGGCCTCGGTTATGCCCAGGTCTTGGGCGACTTCCGCCCGTTGGTGTCCGCCCACGATCACGTTCCGTCGGTCGCCACATTTCGGGCATTTGTGGTCGTTGACCACGATCGGCTCCAGGAGGCCGTACTTCGCCAGGTTTTTCGCCAGGGCTTCCCGGCTTTCGGGCGTGATCGTCCTTGGGTTGTAGTCCGCCTTGCGCAGATCCTTGAGTTGTCGTTTTTCGGTTTGCATATTGTCAAAAATAGTAACCGCTTGCACTCCAGCAAGAATGGACGAGACCTTTGGAGTATGGAGGAACCAAAGGTTAAAAAATCGCCCACTCGTGCGGGGGTGTAACCCACTATTCATTGAACGAAGCATTAATT